GTGATTCAGACCTGCGGTGATTCCACCTTCGGTCATCACGCTCTATTTCGGCGCGATGGTTCCCGTGGGACTGCCGTCCGTGGTGTTCCCGGCGACGTAGTTGTTTCCCCAGCTCAGGATCTGGCCGGTTCCGTCGGTGGACAGACCGGTGCCGCCGGTGAAGCTGACGCTGGTGTTGGCCATGCGGACGGTGCCGCTCTGGATGGCGCTGATGCCGGCCACCTGGTTGTTGTTCACCATCGCGTCCTGCACGGTGATCTGGGCGGTCGAACCGCTCGCCGTCAGCCCGGCGCCGGAATTGTTCGAGACCATCCCGCCGATGATGGCGACATCGCTGTTCTGGCCGGCCATGATGCCGTAGGACGACCGATGGAAGCTCGATGCGACGATGTTCACGCGATTGACGCCGGTGCTGCTCGTCGTGCTGCTGATCAGTCCGCCACCCCCGCAGTTTTCGATGTCGCTGCCCAGGATGACGAGAGTGGCACGGCTGGCGGGCTGAAAGGAAACGCAGTTCTGCGAGAAGTTCATGATCACCACGTTGTCGAGCGTCAGCGAGGCGGCTTGCACGAAGTCGACCCCGATGAGACCGGGACTGGTGGAGGCCGAAATCCCGTTGATCGAGAGATTGCGCAGGATGACCCGGTCGCTCGTGCCGGCGTTGATGGTGATGCCGTCGGTGGATGCGGCCAGCACCGCGCCGACCTGGCCGGCACCGCCGTCCACCGTCAGCGCCTTGGTGATCGTCAGCGTCCCGAAGCCGCCCGGATCGAGCGCGTCGATCTCGCCGCCCGCGGCGGTCTTGGACTGCGCGCCGGCGAAGGTCTTGCAGGGCGCGGTCCGGCTGCACGGATTGGCGTCGTCGCCGACCCCGGAGATCCAGGTGCGGGTCGCCTGCGCGCTCGCCGACGCGGCGCCCAGGGTCGAAAACAGAGCGATCAGGAGAACTGTGGTTTTCATGGGGTCTCCATTGCGCGCGAGCGGAAGCGCGCGTGGTTGGAACGGTTTCGGAAGGAAGTCGCGAAGCCTCCGGCGGTCAGCTCCCGCCCGCCGGTGACCTGATGCCGGCCAGCTCGGCCGCGTTGAGGTCCTCGGCGCTGCGCGTGTCGCTCGCACCCGTCGGCACCGGCGTGGCGACCGGCGGAAGCAGTTTGTGGGCGATCTCGGCGGGGATGGAGGTGCGCGCCGCTTCGGCCATCTGCTGCACCTGCACGTCCTTGGCCGAGCTTCCCGCACTGCTGCCGAGCCAGTAATTGCCGACCTGGGCCGCCATCGCCGCGAGCGTGCCGAGCAGCACGTTGGCGAGCGGTGCAGAGCCCTCCGGCACGGTGCGGGTGAGCACGACGTAGATCATCGTCGCGAAGGCCAGCAGCACGATTGCCGACAGCACCGCCGGCGACCAGGCGATCCGGCTGCCGGCCTGCGCCAGCGCCACCGTCTGCGAGCGGGCGCCGCCGACATCGGCGAGCTGCGCCTTCAATTCGTCGAGCTCGGAGGTGCGCGACGCCGCCTCGGCCTGTGCGGCGATTTGCGCGAGCTGCACGCGCAACTGCGTCGCCAGCTCAGGTTTGCCGGCCATGATCGCGGCGACGGCATCCGGGTCCGTGGTGCCGGCGACGGCGGAGACGGCGGTGCTCACCGCATCCGCCACCTTGCCGCCGCCGGACCCGAACAGCCATCGGCCGATCTCCGGCGCCACCGTCAGTGCCAGCGGGATCAGCGGCAGCATGTCACGCCTTCGGCGTAACGGCGGCCGACGCGGTCGCGGCGGGGGTGCTGACAGGGGCCGTGACTGGTGCCGTGACTGATGCCGTGACTGGTGCCGTGACTGGTGCCGTGATTGGGGCGGACTTGCCGGTCAGCTTGGCGCCGAGCTTGGCCCAGCCGTCCAGGATCAGCCGCGACAGGCCGGGCATCGGAAACAGCACGCAGGCGACATAGCCGATCGCCACATACAGAAGATCGTTCAGCATGGTCCACTCTCCTTGTTGAAGACGGGTAGAAAAGCTCAAGACGTCATCTGCATCGCCTCGAAGGGCAGCCGGCAGAGCCGCCGCGCCCAGCCGAGCCCGAAGGTCCGCCAGGTCGGCAGCGCCGCCATGTAGGTCAGCCGCTGCGCCTGGAATTCGGCGCACAGCGCCGCACCCTGGCCGGACTGCGCCTGCACCGCCGCCAGGGTGGCCGGACCGATCGCGCCGTCCGCCGTCACTCCGAGGGCGGTCTGCAGCCAGCGCGCGGCGCGGCCGACACCGTTGTTGACGCCGGCATCGAACACCAGCAGCGCCAGCGGCGGCGGCAACGCGTCGGCGTGCAGCGGCGCCCAGTAGTCGCGCTGGTAGATCGCCTTCGCCTGCGCCTCGGTGAGCGTGGCGATGTCGAGCGTCGGATAGGCGGCGGCGCTGATGCCCCAGTTGGTGCCGCGGCAGGTGCCGTGGCCGCAGGCGCCGCCGGTCCAATTGCCGGGATCCGTCGCCGCATCGGTGTAGCCGCCCTCGCTGCCGACGACGGCGGTGAAGGCTTGATCGAAGGCGCTCATTGCGGCTCTCCCGACGGCGCCCGGGCGCCCGGTTTCTGTCTGATCTGCGGCCGCTGCCGAAGCTCGGACTTGCTGCGCAGCTCGGACTTGCGAAGCTCGGACTTGCGCAGCTCGGGCAGGATGGCGAATTGCAGCATCGCCGAGGTGAACAGCGAGACGCTGCCCTGCAGCAGCCCCTCCCAGGAATCCAGCCAATAGAAGGCGTGCCAGAGCAGCACGATCTGCAGCGCGTGATGCAGCCCGCACAGCAGGATGAAGCTGGCGAACATCACCAGCACCCAGCGCTCGCCGGAGATCACCAGCCGGCGCATGCCCGCGCGCCGGACGATCGCCAGCAGCTGGATCGGGATCAGCACGTAGGCCAACGCGGTCAGCGCGTCGCCGACCACCGTCAGCGCGAGCAGCGACGGCTCGAAATTCAGGCAGAAGCCGTGCGGCGCGAACGGGCTCTCGTTGAGCAGTGTGGCAAGCCAGCTCATGGCACAATCTCCAGCGCCAGGGGCGGCAGCTTTTGCGAGCGCGGCGAGCCGGCGAGCGGCGACAGCATGATGCTGCGCTGCAACTGGTAGGCGCCGAGCGGCGCATTGTCGGGCACGCGCATCGCCAGGGTCAGCGGCCCGCACGGGCGCGCGTTCGGCGCGTAGCTCCGGTCCTGATAGAGGATGGTGCGCCGTTCCGGCAGGTACACCAGGCGCAGCTGCATCGCCATCGCCACGTCACGGGCGATGCAGAGCGTGCTGACCCAGCCGAATGTGCCGCCGCGCGGCAGCGTGCTGGTGGTTGCGCCGAGCTGCACCGTCTTGTCGTCCAGCACTTGCGCGACGAACGGCCCGTCGGTGTCCTCGTAGGTCATCAGCTCCTTCGGATCGAAAAAGCGCGCCTGCAGAACGAAGAACGCCGCCAGCACGACCACCCCGATCATCGCCAGGCTGGTGACGGCACGCTGGCGGGCTTCGCTTCCCGGCGCGGTCACGGCAGATGCGGCAGCCTGGCGCCGACCAGGGCCAGCACGCCGAGCGCCAGCAGCCACAGCAGCCCGCGCGTCAGCAATCCGGTCCACCAGGCCACGGTCTCGCGCGAGGCGAATTGCTCGCTCGCCTTCTCGAACGCCGCGACGATGGCGTTGCCGAGCTTCTCGGCGAGCGCATCCATCCCGTCGTCCAGCCGGTCGAGCCGGGTGTTGAGATCGCGCCAGGAGGCATCCTGCGCGATCCGATGTTCGCGCAGCGCCTCATCGCGCGCCTCGCCTTTGGCTTCCAGGCGCGCCATGCGGGATTCCAGACTGTCGGGCACGGTCGCTTCCGCTCGGCTGGTTAGCAATCTGTCGCGCCGGCCAGCAGCCGCGGGTCGCGCATCCCGATCGCCTGCTGCAGGCTCTCCGCCGGACGCGCCAGCGCCTCCGGCGCCGCCCCGGCCCGCTGCTTCAGCGCGGCATAGAGCGAAGCGGTGCCGACACTGTGCAGGTCCGCCGTCCCCAGCTCCTGGCGCGTCGCGTCGAAAGCGAGCTTGGCGCCGGGCGCACTGCCGGCACGGCGCGCCGCTTCGTCGCGCCAGCCGTGCAGCACCATCTCCACCCGCCCGGCGCCGTGGTCGATGCGGGTGTGGGTGATGCGCCAGTAGCTGAGCGGCATCGCCGTGTCGTGGATGTCGAGCGCCTTATCGAGTGCCATGGCCTGCTCCTATTTCCTGATCCAGGTTGCCAGCCCGGCGATCCACTGCCAGCTCGCCGAACTGTTCGCCGCGAGCGCCAGGCCGCTGCCGGCCCGCACGCTCTGGCCGGCATTGCCGACCACGTTGAGCGCGCTGATCGTCTGCGTCGTCGCGACGGTGACGCGCTGCCCGTCCACCGGCGCGGCCGGCATGGTCAGCGAGCCCGAACCGAGACTGCCGGACGGGTTGAGCACGATGTCCGAGCAGTTGCCGGGGATCGTCTGGGTGAAGCCGTTCGCCGGCGCGCTGACAACGTAGGACTGGTCGGCCTGCGCGCCGGGAAACACCGCGGGGCTGCCGCTGCTGCCGGCCGAGCCGACCCGCACCGGCCCGCCACCCTGGGCGTTCAGCTGCAGCGGTATCGAGGCATCCGCGCCCATCGACACCACGTAGACGGTGCCGCCGCTGACCGCGCCGGCGATCCCCACGCCGTTCACCGCTCCCGCCACGCGATCGATGCGCAGCACCTCCTCGGTGAACGAGTTCGTGGTGATCGACACCACGCCGTTGCCGATCCCGGTAAGGCCGAGGCGAACGTCGGGCGCACCGGCGGTCGGCGACAGGCCGACATAGGGGCTGGCCACCGACCCGGCGACCGGGATCAGGCCGATGTTGCCGCCCTGGCGGTAGATGTTCGGGTCGAAGCCGCGATAGGCGAAGGTCTGCTTGTCCCAGTTGTTGCCGTTGTCATAGACGTTGGTAGTGCCGGTGCCGATGATCGAGGTGGCGCCCTGGGTGGCGACCGCGGTGTTGCCGTTCAGCGTGATGGCGCCGGCCGTCGTCTCGATGTCGATCGGCGCGGTGAAGCCGTAGAAGGTGTTGTCGGTCAGCGTGGCGACGTCGACCGCGGTGAGCTGGACCGCGGTGTTGCTGACCCCCGAATCGGCAGGCGCGAAGTCGCAGGAGCTGACGCGGACGTAGGCGTTCGGCGCGTTGATCTGCAGGCCGTAATAGGGACCCTTGCCGCCATAGGTGTGGCCGAGCGCCGGACAGCGCACGTCGGCGATCGACACCAGCGCCACGTTGGCGCCGTTGATGCTGGCGAGCGAGCCGTCGATGAACGGGATGTTCACGCCGCTCATCGAGAGATTGAGCCCGGGCGTGCTCGGCGAGGGGTTGTTGATGACGATCGCCGTGGTGTCGATGCCGCCGGCCGCATAGATCGGATACCAGGCGCCGCCGGTGAAGCGCAGCGACTGCGTGCTGCCGCCGGGATCGACCTGCAGCACCACCGGCACGTTGTCGAAGGAGGTGTTGACCAGGTTCGACAGGCCGAGGCAGCCGGCGGCGCACCAGATGCCCTTTGCCGGGCCCAGAACGTAGCAGTTGGTCGCCGTCACGCCCTCGACCTGCGTCGAGGGGAACTGGGTCGGCGTGCCGTCGCCCACCACTTTCAGCCAGCAGCCCTGGGTCTGCGTGAAGGTGCGCAGGTTGTAGGTCGGCCCGGAATCGACGACGTTGCCGTAGGTGCCCCAGGAGAACAGCGTGTTGCTGAAGAACATCACCTCCGGCGTGAACTGCAGGGTGAAGCAGTTGCGGATGGCGTAGATGTGACAGCGATCGATGTTCAACGCGCCGAGCACCTGGTTGCCGGAGGTGCCGGTATCGGTCAGGAAATCGTAGCAGTTGGTGACCTGGCAGTTGATGAAGTCGAAGCGGTTGACCTGCTGGGGCGGATTCTGCTGACCGAACAGCGGGGGATAGGCGATCGGCGCGTTGCCGTTGTTGACCGTCGCGGCCTCGGTCTGGCTCGGCCAGAAGAAGTTGATGCCGTCGAAGCGCACCGCGCCGCCCAGCAGGAACGGCGAGTTGGTGGTGCCGGTGAACCAGAGCTGCGAGCCGGTGGTGCCGTAACCGTTGGCGTCGATGTCGCGCAGCCCGTCGCCGATGATGGCGACGTCGCGCACATTCTGCTGCGCCGCGTCGGTCAGCAGGATGGGTCCGCCGGTCGGGATGTAGAGGCAGCCGCGCCGCGCCATCGCCGCCTGCGTCGCCGCGATGAAGCGGGCGCTGTCGTCGGTGACGCCGTCGCGGGCCAGGCCGAAATCGTTGATGTTGACGACGTCGCCGAAGCGCGCGGCCAGGCTGCGCGTGACGGTGCCGGAAAACGGCGCGGTGGCGTCCGCTCCCGACAGGTCGGCGCCGGAGAGCTGCGAGATCGCCACCCGGCCGTTGGAGTCCAGCGCCGCGTAGCCGTTCGGCTGGCTCTTGTTGGCGGTCTGCTCGGCGCCGACGACGCGCGGGTCGTTGCCCTGCGTCGCGGTGTTCGCCGCCGCGCCGAAAGTCACCGCCAGCGCGCCGGAGGTGCCGACGGAAAGGCCGGGCCCGACCGTCACCGCGCCGAGAGAGACGGCGGGCGGGGTCTGCGCGGAGATCACGCCGGCTTGGCTGATGGTGACGTTCTCGCCGGCGGAATACATGCCGCGCAGCACGGTCAGCGGCAGCAGTGATGTCTGGCCGCCGCTGTTGGCAACCACCGCCGCTTCCGGCGCCAGTGTGGTCAGGGTGGGCACGGAGGAATCGGTGAGCGCGGTGGCGCTCAGCACGTCGTTGGTCAGGGTGAGCCCGGAGCCGAGCGCCACCGGCTCCGGCCCGCCCGGGCCGCTGCTGACCCGGCCGAGCAGCGTGCCGGTGGCCAGCGTCAGCGCCGGCTGCGTGCCGTCGAGCAGGGTGCCGACGGAGACCGCGCGCGCGACGCCGTCCTGGCTGACGGGGATGGCGTCGGTGTCGGTGACCTCGGCCGCCGGCGGCAGCTGCGGGATTGTTGGCATGTGCACTACTTTCAAAAGAAGAAAGGAAGGCGAGGGGGCTTTGCCCCCCTCGACCCCCCACCAAAGGCGGAGCCTTTGGAATCCGTTACTCAAGTAAAAGGGTGCAGGGACGACGGTCCCTGCCGGGGTCGAGGGGCAGCGCCCCTCGCCTTGCCTTACGCGATCGCAACCCACCCATTGGCATCGCTGCCGGACTGCTTGATCCACAGCGTGGTGAACGCGCCGCCATCGAGATTGCGGTAATCCGATCCCGGCGGCGCGCTGACCACGCCAACCGGCGAACCATGTCCGACCGAAATCGTGATGCCGATCGGCGCCGCGCTGCTGGCGATGCGGAACTGCCCGTCGGCGGACTGCGCGCCGAGCTGCGCACCATGCAAGGTCAAGCCGCCGCTGCCCGACGGCACGAGATAGTCGGCGAGCGGCAGCGCCTCGGCGTGCCATGCCCCGCCGGTGCCGATCCAGTGCACCGTCGTGTTGGCGGGAATCGTCGCGTCGTAGAGCGTCCAGTTCTCCTGCAAGGGCGAAGAGCCGCTGCGCGCGAACGTCACCGGCGCGGTGCAGCGCACGGCGAGCCTGCGTCCCTCCGGCACCGGCAGCCCGATCGAGGCGACCACTGCCGCGCCGGTGCCGTCGCCGGTGATCGTCACGGCGGGCGGCGAGGTGTATCCGCTCCCCGGGTTGGTCACCACGACGCCGATCAGCGCGCCGTTGCTGAGCACCGCCTGTGCCGCGGCACCGCCGCCGATCCCGACACTCGCCTGGCTGTAGCCGCTGCCGCCGGCGGTCACCGCGATGAAGGCGATCTGCCCGGCGAGCGCCTGCTGACGCAGGCTGGTCATCGAGATCACCGGTGCGCTCGCGGCGTTGACGGTGAAGCCGTCCAGCACGTCGGGAAACACCAGGCTGCCGGCGGCGGGATTGCAGACCATGTCGGCCTGGAAGTTCCAGCTGTTCTGCCGCACCTGCACGCTGGCGGCGTTGGCCCACAGGCACTGGCCGATGCTGGCCGGGCCGAGCCCGACGAAGCAGTTGCGCGCCACCAGCACGTTGCTCGGCGCATCGGTGAGCAGCACGCCGCCGCCGCTCGCCATGGCGAAGGCGATCCAGTTGTCGGTGATCGCCACGTCGCTGCAGGCCAGGCCGAAATTGTTGCCGACGCCGTCCGTTTCGACGTTGTTCACCAGGATCGCCCAGCCCGTGCAGTCCTGCACGCGGTTGCCGCTGATGCGCATGGACTGGCTGCCGCCGGGATTGATGCCGTGCACCGCCCCGTCCACCAGGTTGCCGCTGATGTCGCTGTCGATCGAGCCGCCGGCGTCGATGCCGTATTGCCCGCTCGCGGTCACAATGTTTCCGGCGACCCGGCTGTAGGAAACGTTGGCCAGGATGCCGGCGCCGCCGTTCGCGGCGGTGCCGTTGGCGGTGAGCAGGTTGCCGATCAGGGCGAGCGCGCGGCCGGAGGCGGCGATGCCGTAGATCGTGTTGTCGTGGCACGAGTTGCCGCTGATCAGGATGTCGTGGGCGTCCGGGTTGGCGTTGCCCCAGACCGGCGGCGTGGTGTTGGTGGCGTTGAAATTGCCGACGGAAATGCCGCGCGCGTTGTTCCAGGCCTCGCACCCCATCACCTGGCAGCGATGCACCTTCTGCACGAAGCTCGGATCGGTGTAGTCGAGCACGATGCCGTACTGGCCGTTGTCGTGCGCCCGGCATTGCAGAACCTGCACGCCGCGCAGCGCCTGCACCCAGATCCCATGCACCGCGTTGAAGCTGGCCTCGCAGCCCTGCACCACGTGGTCGGTGAGCGCCGGATCGGCGGCCAGGAACACCAGGCCGCTGCCCAGCGTGGCGCCGGCGGCGCCGGTGAAGCCGCACGCACGGAAATTCGCGGTGAGGCAGGACGCGGTGACCAGCACGCCCCAGCTGTCCAGGGTCACCGCGCTGTTGGCGTCGAAGAGAATGCCGTCGGCGCGGAACGCCGCGCCCTGCACGGAGATCCAGGCGCCGTTGCCGGCCTGCGACACGCGGCGCAGCACGGTCTGCCCGGGCACGCCGAGCAGCACCGCGTCGGCGGCGGTGATCGTCCACTGGCCGGCGATGCCGTAGGTCTTCGGCCCGAGGCGCACCGGTCGTCCGGAGGCGAGTGCGGCGGCCAGCGCCGCGCCGTCATCGGCCACGCCGTCGCCGACCGCGCCGTAGGCCTCGACGCTCACCGCGTCGGCGAGAGAATCGGCCAGCGTGCGGCTGGCGGTGGCGCCGGTCGCCGTCGCCGTCAGCGCGGAGGCCGGGATGCCGGGCACGCCCGAAAGCCCGGCCATGAAGCCGCCATAGGTGATGGCGACGCTGCTGCCGTCCTGCGCGAAGGGCACGAGATCGGCCGCACCCGGCGTATGGCCACCGGGAAGATCGACGATGCTGAACGGTGCGGTGGTGCCGGAGAGCAGGCCGTTGGCCAGCGCCAGATTGGCGCCGACGACGATCGTCTCCGGCGCCCCGGTGCCGGCGCTGGTGCGGCCGAGCAACTGGCCCGCGCTCAGCGCCATCTGCGGCTGCAGGCCGGCGACCAGCTGTGCGCGCGTCACCTTGCGGTCGATGCCGTTCTGGCTGACCAGCAGCTCGTCGGTATCGGCCGACGCGCTGGCCTGCGGCAGGTCGTCGATAGTGGCCATTGCGGATCAGCTCTCGACGACGATCGGATTGCCGGTCTGGTCGGTCAGCACCGTGCCGGTGTCGGTGGTCAGCCCGGACGGCGCATTCGCCACCGAAGAGAGCGAGGTGACCGGCAGCAGCACGGCGCGCGACAGGCTGCGGCCCTCGGCGGTGCCGATGGCGATGGTGACGGTGTAGGTGGTGCCGGCCTGGCCGGCGGCGAGCCACAGCACGGCGACGGTGCCGTCGGCGGTGGCGCTGTTCAGCGTAAGGTCGCCGGCGGCATCGGGCGCGATCGTCACGTCGAGGGTGGCGATGCTGTCGCCCTCGTTGCCGGCGAGGGCGGCACGGATGTCGAGCTCGTAGTCGAGCACGTCGGCCGGGTCCTTGGCCGGCCAGGCCAGCGGCGGCGTCGGCACCGACTGCGCGCCGCGCGGCACCGGAACGAAATCGTCCAGTGTCACCCGGCGGGCGACGCTGGGCTTGCTGACATGGGTCGCCGGTGTCGGCATGGCGTGGCTCCGCAGGGTTTGCGAGATGCTGGGGTAGGAAGCGTGATCGGGCGCGCTCGTCATCGCGAGGAGCGCAGCGACGCGGCGATCCAGGGCCGCCGCACCGTGCCTGTCCCCTGGATCGCCACGCCGCCAAGAGGCGGCTCGCGATGACGGCTGGGAAAGCGGGTCACCACCGCGTCTGCGCGATGCTGGGGTAGCAAGCGTGATCGGCCGCGGTCGTCATCGCGAGGCGCGCAGCGACGCGGCGATCCAGGGCCGCCGCACCGTGCCAAGCTCCTGGATCGCCACGCCGCCAAGGGGCGGCTCGCGATGACGGCTGGGAAATGGGGTCACGCGATGCTGGGGTAGCAAGCGTGATCGGGCGCGGTCGTCATCGCGAGGAGCGCAGCGACGCGGCGATCCAGGGCCGCCGCACGGTGCCTGTCCCTGGATCGCCACGCCGCCAAGAGGCGGCTCGCGATGACGGCTAGGAAAGGGTCACCACTCGATGATCATCAGCCCCGGCGCGCCGTTGCCGCCGATGCCGTTGCCGATGCCGCCGGAGCCGCCGGAGCCGGGGGTCGCACCGGCATTGCCGTTGAGAGTGGCGCCGGTGCCGCCGCCGACCGCGACCGCCCCGGCGCCGCCGAAGGCCGTGCCGCCGGCGCCGCTGAGCATCGGTCCGCCGAGGATCATTCCGCCCTGGCCGGGCGAGCCGGCGATCAGCGCACCGGTGCCGAAGCCGGCGCCGGGCTGCCCCGAGCCGGATCCGGCTGCACCGGCGCTGCCATCGAGGCCGCCGCCGCCGCCGCTCCCCGAGCCGAGAGCGGACAATCCGGTGGCGCCGCCATTGCCGCCATTGCTGCCCGACGTGCCGCCGACGCCAATCGTGGCGTACAGCGCCTCGCCCGGGGTGACGGGGTAGTAGCCCTCGCTGTAGCCGCCGCCGGCGCCGCCGCCGCCCGCACCGCCGCCGCCATTGCCGCCGCAGCCGCCGCCGCCCCAGGCGCGCATGCGGATCAGCGAAACCCCGGCCGGCACCGTCCATGGCCCGCTGGCGGCGATCACCGCCATGCGCGACACGCCCGGCGCCAGTTGCGGCAGCTTGAAGTGCAGCGTCGGCGCGCCCGGCAGCGCCTGGATGCTGCTCGCGTCGATCGAGGTCTGGCCGTAATTGACGGTGATAACGGTGAGGCCGACCCAGCCGCTATCCACCGGCGGCGTGGTCTGCGACCCGGCGGCCGCCGCGGCGCCCGGCTTGAGCTCGAGCTGCACGCGCTGGATGCGCTGGGTGTTCTGCGCCGTGCCGGCATTGGCCGGACCGCTGTAGGGCTGCGCCGGATTGGCGGCGTTGTAGTAGGGCAGCACCACCGGCGTGCTGTCGCTCTCCTCGAAGCTCGCCTGGATCAGGAAATTCACCGACTGTCCCGAGGTGGTCGGCGCGGTGAGGGTGAACGGCGTCGGCGTCAGGTTGACGCCCATCTTGACCAGCGCGTCCGCGGGATCGGCGGCGAGCGAGCCGTAGGACAGCGGATCGACCACGGTCAGCGCCGTGATGCTGCCTGGCCCCACCGTCACCGTGAGCGAGGCCGGAGCGGTCGGCGCGCAGACCAGCCCGTCGGCGACCATGCCGGTGCCGAGCGTCGCCTGCGCCAACGCGCCGAGCGCGATCATGGTGTTGCGGTTGACCGAGAGCAGGTCGGTGTCGAGCGGAATGCTGCCGGGGTAGACGATGCTGCGGTCCATGAGTGTTCCTCAAGAGCATCAGCCGACCGGATGGGGTCACCCGCCGGATGAAGATGCTCGTCAAAACAAAATGTTTCGTGCGCCGATCAGCGAGGAGCCTGCACCGGGTTCAGCCGGTGATCGCCGTCCACGCGATCGTCGCCACCGGCAGCACGTCGGCCACCGCCTGGTAGATGTCGGCGTCCGTCACCTGGCCCTGCACCATCGCCAGGTCGGCGTATTCGATCGTGCCGATGCCCCAGCCGCCGGCGCCGCTGCCCCCCGCTGTGCTGCCGTAGCCGGCGACCGCGGCGATGCCGCTGCTCGACGGGCGATAGGCGGTGACGAAGGCCTGGAAGGGCAGCATCAGGCTGCCCCACTTGCCGGCGACGCCGTAACCCATGGCTCCGGCGACGCCGTAGCCGCCGGTGTCGGTGGCGCGCGCCGGCTCGAAGATCTGCGGTGCGTGGCCGGTCAGCTCGGTCAGCACGGCGGCGATCGAGCCCCGCGTGCCGCGCTCGCGCAGCAGCTCGAGGGTGATCCGCCCGCGCAGCGCGTCGTCGGACTGGCCGATGCGCCGCACCAGCCGGCCGCCGAAGAAATCCTGGGCGATCATGTCGAGGAAACCGCCGGTCGCCGTGGCGATCCGCGTCTGCAGGCGCACGGTCTGCAGCAGGCCGTAGAGCCCGCTCCAGCCGGCTGCCAGCCCGGCGAGCAGCCCGTCGAGGATCGGCGTGGTATCGGCGTACCAGTTGGCCGGCAGCACCGCCTTCAGCCGCGCCAGGATGTCGGACGGCGAGCCGGTGCCTGAATTGTCGCTCGAAGTGCCGCTCATTTCAGCTCACCGCCACCGAGCCGGCCTTGATGACGCCGGCGATCGGCGGCAGGACATCCGCGGTGCCGCCGTTCAGCAGCACGCCGGTGACATTGGTCACCGCCGGATCGGCGTCATAGGCGACCTGCGCCAGCCGCGACCAGGCGAGCGGGGCGGCGATCGGCAGCGTGTCGATGTAGTTGGTCAGCGCCGTGGCGACCGGCCCGACGATCTGCGTCTTCACCGCGCCGGTCGCGACGGTGATGAGCATCGAGACGCTGACCGGCACCACGGTGGGCGCCTGCACGACATAGATCGAACCGATCGGCCGCACCGCCTCGATGGCCGCCGCCGCGGTCTGCAGCAGGCTCGCCGGCGGCGAGCCGGTGCCGTCGTCCACGGTGACGACGAACCAGCCCATCATGCCGGCGCCGGCCTGGTCGACGTTCTCCTGAATGGAATACTGCAATCCCTGCTGGATGCTGGTGACGGCGAAGCCGATGGCCAGCGGCGTGGCGCGCGAGCGGCTTTCGATGAAATTGGCGAAGCGGGCGCGGAAGGCGGGATCGCTCTCGGCGTCCAGCCCGCCCTGGAAGGCCCCGGCGTTGGCCACCGTGTCGACGCCGGAGATCGCGGTGGCCAGCTGCGTCACGCCGCCGGCCTGCACGTTCCCCGCACTGCCGGCGACCGCCGCCACCACCGGCACGTCGAGACTGGCGACGTTGGCCGGCAGCACATAGCCGTTGAGCGGCGCGTTCCACGCCGGCACCGAGGGCGCGGCGGTCACCGAGAAGCTCTGCGTGCCGTCGGCGGTGCGGACCACGGCACCCACCGGGATCAGCGCCGCATTGGTCGGCGTGAAACGGGAGAAGGTGACGATGCCGCTCGCCGCACTCGCCGGCATGCGGGTCAGCGTGAAATCCGCCATCCAGCTGTCGAGATCCGGCCCGTTGCTGGTCGCCGCGCGGGTCATCTGCAGCACCAGCAGGATCAGCCACTGGATCCACAGCGCCACCGAGGCGCTGGCCTCGAGCAGCGCGCGCAGCGACGAGCCGACGGTCAGATCGAGCAGCTGCGCCGCGCGGCCCTGCACGGCCGCCGCCATGTTCTGCACGAGGGTGGAAAAGTTCTGAAGCGGGAGCTGCATGGATCATCCACCGACGGAAAAGGCGAGCAGCTGGGTCTGGCCGCTTTCGGCATCGACGTAGCGGATGTCGACGAACACCGCGCCGGTCGGATCGACGCTCACCGCGATCACCGGCTCGGGCGTGCGCGCCACCGCGTTCTCGCGGAAGATCTGGCTGCGCACCACCGCCTGGATCTGCAGGGCGTTCGCGGGCTGGCCGACGAAGCGCGCCAGGCCGGCGCCGTAGTCGAGATGCCAGATGTAGTCACCGGGATTGGTCAGCAGCCGGCGCAGCACGCGCTGCTGGCCGAGTACGCTGCCCGACGCCAGCGCCACGTCGCCGGTCGGCCCGAGCACCAGGTCGGCGCCCCAGAGCTGGGAAAAATCGTTTGCCGCGGCCATGGCTCAGTCCTGCTGCGACGGCGGCGCGGACTGGCCGCCCTGCGGATCGGCGTGGGTGTGGCTGTCGTAGATCTGGCGCAGCGTGTCGAGCGAGCCGTGGCTGGCCGACAGGTCCGAAATATTGCCGGACGCCACGATGTTGCCGGTCAGTGTGAGATCGCCGGTGAGGTTCCAGTGCGCCGCCTTTCCCTCGACGGTGCCGTCGTTGTGCAGCTTGAGGAAGGTGCCGCTCTGATGCACCAGCCACAACTCGCCCGACGGCGCGGGCGGCGGGAGTGCCGTGTTGCTGTAGGCGCCGCCGGCGATCACGCCGTGCTCGGCGTCGCCTTCCTGCGCCAGCACCAGCACCTGCTGCCCGGGTGTCGGCGGACACGCCATGCCCCAGCCGCCGCCGACCCAGGCGGAGAGAATGGGCAGCCAGCCCGTGATGACGCCCTCCGGCTGCAACGCCACGCGCGCGGTGTAGCTCGTGGGATCGACCGAGGTAACGAGACCGAAGCGCGGCTGCCCCTGCCCCTGATCGAGCGCGCCGGCTTGCGCCTTCAAGGCGTTCAGAAAACGGTCCATGCGTTGCTGGAGCCTTTGGAATCCGATACTTGGTCATAGGGTCTGGGGTCGACGGACCCCAGCGGGGTCCCATGCTTCAGCGATTGGGGGCAGAGCCCCTCGCCTTACTTCCTTACACGCTGGCGTTCTTCGCCCGCAGGCGCTGGGTGAAGCCGCCGTTCATCCGCAGCTGCCGCTCGATGCGGTCGATCACATAGACCTGGTCGAACGCCGTCCCGGTGCCCGTCAGCAGCACCGGGGTGCGCGGCGCCAGCGTCAGCTCGCCGGGCATGGTGGCGGTGATCACGCGTTCATGCTGCGACAGCTCGGTGAGCCGCGTCTGCGCCAGGCGCAGCGCGTCATCGGGCGTCAGGTTCGGTCGGACGAGGACGTAGCTGGTCTGCTTGCCGCTCCCGCCATTGCTGGCGGTCTGCGTGAAGGCGTTCTGCTGGCGGCTGTTCCAGCTCTTCACCGTCACTTGGATGTTCTGCGCCAGGGTGAGGCAGCGCTCGAGCCGCAGGTCGAGCAGGTTGGCGGCGCCGAAGACGCTCGCCGTCGGGCTGAGCACGGCGGCCGGCACGCCGGCGGCCTGCGGCGGCTGGAAGCTCAGCGTCGTGCCTTGCACCCAGACGTCGAAGCCTTCCTGCTGCGCCAGCCAGACCAGAAGGTCCCATTCGGTGGTGGCGCGGCTGAACTGATCCAGCGTGATGCGGTCGTGCTCGATTTCGTAATAGCGGCCGACCGGCGTGGCGGTGGCGGTGACGGACGCGGTGAGGCCGTGGCGGCCGGCGATGATGCCGGCGATTTCGCTGGCGGTGCGGTTGGAGAAGGTTTCCTGCGTGCGCGTTTCGATCAGCGCCGCGGTAAGGTCTCGCCCCTGCAGGTGGAGCACTCCGCTGACCGCCTCGATCTCGATCACGTCGACGGCGCCGAGCACCAGGCTGACCCAGTCGGCGTAGCCCTCCGGTGCGCCGTCCGGCAGGAAGCCGATCTGCACGTCGAGCTGGATGTCGTCCTGCGCCGCCCAGAAATCCGCGCCCATCGTCGGATCTGCGTCGAGCACGACGCTGACCCGGAAGCGGTTGGCGGAGAAATGATTATTGGCGTCGATGTCGGCGGCCTGCGCGCCGATGACCGGCGCCCCGTTGGCGAGCACGCGCAGCCGCGGCCGCCGCACCTCTCCCAGCGAACCGCTCACGCTTCTTCTTCCTTGGTCATAGGGTCTGCTCATAGCCGTCATTCCCGCGAAAGCGGGAATCCATGTGCCGCGTGGACCCCCGCTTTCGCGGGGGTGACGAGCATGGGGGGCGCTCTGTGCGACCTCACCTCACTGTTGCGCGATGCCGCCGGTCGCCGTCGGATCGGTCTGCGGAATGGTCAGCGTGGTCAGTCCGCTGAGGATCGGATCATCGAGGCCGTTGAGCTGCGCGATCCGGATCCACTGCGTCGCGTCGCCCAGCTGCTGTGCGGCGATGGCGAACAGGTTCCCGCCCGCGACGGTCAGCGTGTACATGTCATGTGCTCGCGTTCTGCAGATTGACGGCGGTGCGGCTGACATAGCCCTGCGCCGCGGTCAACGAGGCGAGCTGGCCGGCGGTGCTGGTCGCGGTGGCGAGCGCGGGAGCGTTGGTCACGTCGAGGCTGCCGAGCTGCGCGTCGGTGGTGGCGATGCTGCCGGCGAGCTGCGTCTGCGCGCCGCCCACCGCGGTGACCGCGGAATTGTACGGCGCGCCGGCGAGCGTGGTGGCGCCCGGCACGCCGACGGCGTTCTGCGCCGCCGAAAGGTCGACGCCGGCGCCGGCAGCGTAGCCCGCGGCGGCGCCGAGATCGGCGACGGCGGTGACGGCGAGCGAGGCGACATCCTGCAGCAGCGCCTGCGCTTCGTCGCGCAGCACGGTGCAGGTGATGCGGTAGGGGATCCACCAGCCGTGCCGGTAGTCCGCCTCGAATTTCGCGATCACCGCGGAGTAGTAAAAGATGTCCCAGGTCAGCGGCAGCACGCCGCCGGCGGCGCGCAGCACGTCGAGCAGGCGCGCGCGTTCGGTGGCGTCGCCGCCGGAGAAGATGCCGGACCAGCTGATTTCCGCGTCGTCACGGCCGAGCGCGTCGATGACGCGCGCGCCGCCGGGCAGCCGGTGCACGGCCAGGTGCTGGGCTCCGCCGAAGCTGATGCGCTCGGGGATTTCGAACGCTTGGAACACCACCGGGCCGAGCAGCAGAAGGCTCTCTGCCATGGCTCAGCCTCCGCTGGGTGCGCCGGGCCACACCAGGCCCATGCGCGGATCGAAGCCGGTGAGGCCGGCGGGCGGGCGGGCGGCGTCGCGAGCTAGGCGGTCGGCCATCCAGCGGCCGAGCCGTTCGCCGTCGATGAAGATGTCGCCGCCGGCGCTGCTCTCCTCGCGCGGTGTCGCGCCGGGTGTGGCGGACCAGACCGCGGGCGAGGGGGCGGGTGCGGGCGCAGGTGCCGGGCGTGGCGCGGGAGGTGCCGCCGGCGTCGCTGGCGGCGCGGCTGGCGCGATCGGGGCGGGCGGCGGAGCGAAGGCGGCGAGCGGCGCGGCGCGTTCGGTGCGGCGCTCGGCGTGATGCTCGGCCCGACGCGGCGGCGCCGAGGGAACGGAAATCCGCGGCTTCTCTGCGGGTGAATGCGGCGGCAAGGCGGGCGCCGCCGAAACCGCGGCAGCACGCGGCGGCGGCGCCGGCGCCGCGGTCGGCAACTCCGCAGTCACGCGCACGATGTCCACGGGCGCCGCCGCCGGAGCGGGCGAGGCGACCGCCGGCGGCACGATCGGCGACGGCAGGATGATCGGCGGCGCGACCGCCGGCACTGGCGTGACCGTCGGCGAGGCATCCCGCGCGTACGCCGCGAAATCCGCAAAACTCGGCGGCGGGGAAGCCGCCACCGCTGCCGGCGCGGACGGCAACGGCGCAGCCGCCACCGAAGCCGTCGTCACCGGCGCAGCCGACGCCACCGCCGGAGCCGGCGCAACCGTGGGCGTCGGCGGGAGTGGCGCCACGCGCGGCGGCGCACTCGACGGCTCGCTCTTCGGCGGCGGCGACACCGGCGCGCGCTCGATCGCCGGCGCCGCCTTCTCGCCGGCAATCCGCGACACCGGCGCCTCGTCGGCAGCCGCCACCGGCACCGCCACGATCGGGGCAGGCACCGGCGCCGGTGCCGCCACATGAGGCACCGGGGGAAGCGCCTGCGCGGCCTGGCGGATCAAGCCGGCCAAGCCAAGCCCCTCCGCCGCACTCCGCAAGCGCGCCAACTCGCCTATCGACCCGGCAATCGCCCGGTCAAGCCCCTCCAGCTCGCGACGGATGTCGGCAACCCCCGCGGAAACCTCGTCATCCAGCGCCAGCGTGATGCCGATCGTATACGCGTCGTTCATCGGACATCCCGCAGGGCCGCGGCAAATGCCGCGCCGATCGCCTCGGCCAGCTCGGCACTGCTCGCCGCCGCCACCGGCGCCAGGAACGGCCGCGGCGGCACATGCGCCGTGCCCAGCTCCTGATCCACCGCGACCTCGCTCGTCGAGCCGACCACCGCACGCTCGGCATCGGAATCCTGCGCGATGCTGTCGCGCAACGCGCCGCTTTCCAGCCAGGGCGCGTCATGCGCATCGCCCGGAGCACCGGACAGCTTCTCGCGCACCAGCTCGGCGATGCGCTCGGCGGCGTGCGTCAGCGCGGCGCGCTGCACGGCGTCGAAGTCGATCCGGCCCAGCGCGGCCGCCAACTCTCCGATGCGGGTCATCGCCGGCATGGTCAGGCTTCCCTCCAGCGCATCGCGCGCCAATCGAATTCCCGGCCGTCCAACTCGCCGAACACAACCACCCACGCCAGCCGCTCATCCGCCGGCAGGCTGAAGGCCACATCGAACGGCACCCCGTTCCGGACCAGATACAACGGGTCCACCAGATCGGGGTGCCGACTCAGTTTCCCGCGTCGGCCGCCTCGATGGCAGCCGGCTGCAGCGCCTGGGCGATCGCCGAAATGCCGGCATCGCCCAGCCGCCCGACCAGCGCCTCGACCTGCGCCTCGCTCGTCGCCACCGGCACCGGCACGCCGTCGATGTCGGTCACCGAACACGCCAGCATCGCCATGCCGAGATACGGCGCGTTCTGCGCCAGCACCGGGCCCACCGCCTTGAACAGCCGCAGCTTGTCGAGCGCACCCATCCGGCGCAGCCCGAGCCGCCGCCCCTGCGCGTCGGTCACCTCGCTCGCCTGCTGCGCCGCCGCGACGATGCGCGCGGCCGGGCCGTCGCTCACAGCCGCACCCGCGACGCCGCGAAGAACTCCAGCTTCTGCTTGACGCTGGCATCGCCCTTCCAGCTGCCGGCATTTGCCAGCTTGAAGACCACGCCGTCATATTGGTACGTGGAGGTGCTGGCGTCGGCTTCGGTCACGTACTGATACAGCGTGCCGAGCGCCAGCGTGCCCTGGTTGTAGTACGTCGCCTCGGCCGCCGCGATGAAATCGTCCACCGCGCTGGTGCCGCGCTCCACCTCGAAGCTGCCCTCCCAGCCCTTCGGCAGCTCGGCCGCCATCTGCACCCCGTCCAGCCGGTCGACGCGCACGGGATGCGTCAGCTGCCGGCTCTCGAACGCCGTGACATAGGTCAGGTCGACGCGGGCGCCGGACGGCCCCATGACGACCAGCTGACAATCGCGGCCAATGGAAAACTGCGTGGTGGGCACTGGTATTCTCCTGAACTACGCGACCTGGCCGCTCGGCAGCGTCTGCTTCGACACCTGCACGGTCTGCCCGCCCTCGACATTGACGATGAACTTCTCGTTGATCGCCTGATACTGGATCTGGCAATCCGCCTGCACATAGCCGAGGCCGGTGCGGCTCGGCGGATTGTTCGAGGTGTCGCACACCACGCTGAACGGCGTGCTGCCGTCGGTGCTGCCGAGCATCCCCTGCGTCAGCATGTTCTGCAGGAAGCTCAGCAACGTCGCGCGGATCTGCAGGAACAGCCCGGCATTGATCAGCTGGCCGACATAGACGCCCATCCCCGCGGCGAGCGTCGCGGCGATGTAGTTGGTCAGCCGCGTATAGTCGTCGCCGTCGATCCCGGTATTGGAGCTCGAATTGTGGCCGCACCGCACACCCCAATAGGTGCCGCCGGGCTGCGGATTGCTGATCACGTCGATACCGACGGAGAACAGTGCCTGCAGCTCGGCCTCGCTATAGGTGGTCGCCTGCGCGGTGCCGGGCGTGCCGGATTTCTGGCTGCCGACGACGCCGTAGAGCGGCTTGTTCAGGCTTGACTGCTCCGGCGACAGATTGGCCAGACGCCCCGCCACGAAGCCTTGCGGCGAGACCAGCCGCGTCACCTGGTTCACCTGGTCGGACCACCAGATCCAGTCGCCGAACATCAGCTTGAAGGCGTAGCTGTCGATCCCGGCGCTGGCCTTGACGTTGATCGCGTTCTGGATGGTGTCGCCGGACGGGCCGGTGCCGATCATGTAGAGCCCCTCGGCCAGGCCGAACGCCTCCTGATCGGTCCACTGCGTGCTGTCGTCGGCATCGGCCAGCACGCCGATGCTGCAGCCCTGTCCGCGCAGCGCATACATCCCGGTGCGCGGCATCACGTCGGCGCCGACCAGCGTGGCGGCATTGACGTTGCCGGCGCCGTCGGTGCCGCCGAACAGATACTGGTTGACCAGCACCGGCACGGCCGCGCCGCTGTTGCTGCCGACCGACATCACGACCAGCTGCGACGGCCCGCGCTGCGCCCCCGTGCCCTGGTTCACCGCGTTCACCAGGTTCTGCCAGAACACCGCCCCGGTGCCGGCGATGTTGTCGAACGCCTCCGGCAGGAAGCCCGGCGCGGTGATGATGAACCGGCTGGTGCCCGGCCGCGAACCGCCGCAGAACACGATGCCGATGCCGTTGCCGAGCGTGCCGGTGCAGCGCGCGACGATCAGCGCGGCATAGCTGCCGTTGCTGCCGTCATAGACGAGGGCGTAGGTCGCCGCCGTATCGGTGCCGTCGCTCGCGCGCACGCAGCGGAAATTCGCCGCACCCTGCTGCACCGCCGTCGCCACCTGCGTGCCCATGTCGTATTTGCGCACCAGGATCGGCCCGAAATTCTGCGCGTAGTCCGACATCGTCGCGACGATCACCGGCTGGCCCACCGGGCCCCACGATGCCGTGCCGACCATGCCGACGACGTTGGTCGGCACGCCGTTCAGCACCAGGTTCTGCGGCGGCACGATCTGCACATACAGATCGGGCACCACCAGCGCCGTGGTGTTGATGCTGCCCTGCTGGACGATCGGCATGGATCAGGCCTCCGGAGAATGGGTGGCGGGCGGCTCGGTCGGCGGCGCCACCGGCATCACATGCGCGACCGGGGGGGCGACCGGGGGGGCGACCGCGGGGGCGACCGCGGGCGCGACCGATGGTGCGGCAGCCGGCTTGCTCTCCGGCACCTGCACGCGCACGACATGCGCCGCCAGCTCGCCCTTCAGGATCGCGTCCATGTCACCCGAGGCGGTGATCACGTCGCCCGGAGCATGCGTCCCGAAGGGTCGCACCACGACCAGCTTGAAAGTCATCTGTCTCTCCATGAGAACCGGCCCACGAGAACCGGCGTGTCAGCTCAGCACGTTGATGATCGGATTGGCGCCGTTGCCGAGCGTGAGATCGCCGAACAGCATGCTCGGCAGGCTCTGCCGCAACGTCGTGGGATATTCGACGCTGTACAGCAGGTCGCGGCGGAACAGCCCGGCATCCTCGGCGCGATCGACGACCTGGCTGCGCTGGAAGATCAGCTGCCCGCGGCTGCCGTCGGCGAGGGTGATGAAGCGCTGCTGCGACAGCGCGACATCGATCGCCGTCGCCGTCGCGTCGCGCGTCGCGTAGTCCGGGCACCAGATGGAAATCCGGAACCCCTGCATCTGCCGTCGCGTCTGCTGCAGCCCGTCCTGATCGGCGACCACGCGCCCGACCAGCCGCTCCGCCCCCGGCACGGTCACCGTTACGCCCGACAGCGTGGCGATGCGATCGGCGCGGATCAGCACGGCGAGATTGGCCGCGACCAGCGCCGGCGTGTCGCCGGCCTGGGTGCGATAGACGTAGCCCGCATTGTCCGCCAGCACGCCGGCGAGCTGCCCGGCGCCGGCGGTGCCGGCGAAGCTGACGACATTGCCCGACACGCTGGCGGAGAGCGTCGCCGTCACGGTCACCGGCACGATCCACTGGTCGAAATACCGCGTGGTGTTGCGCTCGTCGTCGGCGGGATAGATCGAAACGTTGAGCACGCCCGCCGCCAGATCGGCGTCCAGCGCCGCGGCGTTCGGCCACCCCCGGTAGACGCGATAGAGCGTGCCCGCGCCGGTCGCCGTCGGATACAGCGCGGCAGACACCAGCGCCGCCAGCGCGTTCTCCACATCCGATTGATCGGCCATCAGGTCGCCGCCTGCCGCACCGTGAGCCGCCAGCCCAATTCCGTCAGCTCGGCCACCGACACCACGCAGGTGCGGCCGATGTCATCGGTCATCAGGTCGGCGGGGCGCAGCGTGACGCCCGGCCAGGCCGGCAGCAGCACGGTGAAGCTGCCGAGCCGCGTGTCGGCGGGCAGCAGCGCGTCGCTGCGCTCGATGCCGCCGGCGGCGATCATGCTGGCGGGCCAGTGCCGCAGCAGCGGCGTCGCCGTCGCCTGCGTCACTCCGCCGTAGCTGTTGACGCCGGCCAGCACCGGCGCCGCCGCCCGCTCGAACGAAACGATGCGCGGGGCGCGCACGCACAGCACCGGCAGCAGCCTCTGCTGTGCCGCGATGAACGACGCGGCACCGCTCTGCTGCTCGACGAGATAGTCGCCCGGCCGTGTATAGGCCGCGTCGAACACGCCATACCAGACGGCCGCGCCGTACGGCGTCGCCTTCTCGAAATGCGGGTCCTGCGCGTTGAACGCGGCGTTCAGGCGCAGGAAGCGGTTGGCCGGCGCGATCGGATCGTTCGGCCCGCACGGCCGGAACGCGTCGCACGCCACGCCGATCGCGCGCGCGGCGGTGCCGAGGCCGCGGTAGATGCGATCCTGCAGGGTGGCACCATCCATCACACGACCAGGGTGAGATTGCCGCCGGTCGCCAGATCCGGCCCCGGGGGCAGCCCGAGGAAGCCGCACAGCCGCCGGCGCCAGCCGTCGAACAGCGCCATGCGATCGCCGGGCTCGTTGGTATTGCGGCTCCACACGGCGGCCTGGTCGGTGTCGAGATTGCCCGACGCCGCGGGAATCGCCGCCTCGAGCGTGCTCAACGTGGCGAGATAGTTGCGCACCACCTGCTCCTCGGCCGGCGACAGGTTGTTCAGGCGGTATTCCATCAGCCCGTACGCCTGATAGAAGCGCCAGCTCTGGAAGCCCGAAGGCGTGCCGCCGTATGCGGGATAGCCGCAGAAACGGCGTATGTCCGTCTTCTCGGTGTCGAGAAACGCCACGCTGCGCCTCTTTCTTTGAAAAGGGGTCGAGAGGGAGCCCCGCGTTGCTAGTAAACCGTGCCCTCGCCCCGGCTGAAGAACACGATGCCATTGCCGGAGGCGAGCACCGCCGCAGCGGTCGTCGCAAAACCCCCGGTATGCATCAGCAGCCGCATGCCCGGCGGCACCGGCATGTCGGCGGCGGTCGCCGTCACCGTCATGTCCGTGCCGAACCGCACGAAGGCGATCGCCGGGCTGGCGTTGTAGATCAGCACCGCCTCGCCGGTGCCGACGAGCGGCAGGTTGGCCGAGGCAGCGCCCGCCGTCAGTGTCGCCGTGGCGGAGACGCGGAACGGCTGCGTCGATCCCATGGACATGGCGATTACCCGATATGCTCGACCATCACCGCGCGCTTGAACGTCGCGTTGGTGGCGGTCGGAACGGTCGTCGGGTTGGTGGTGGTGTCGGACGGCGCGGTGAAGCCGCCGATCCAATACCAGGACTGCGCGATGATCTGCTGCAGCCGGTCGATCGGCTCGCGCGTCACCATGGCGACGCCATCCACTACCTGCACGATGCTGTCGCGCGGCGCCACGTCATCGGCCGCCATGCCGGCGAAATCGCCCTCGATGAGTGCGCCCTGACCGCAGACGATCGGCCGGCGCACCAGCAGCCCGGCAACCGTCGGGTGCGGCTGCACGAACGCCTCGGTGGTCGGGATGAAGCGCAGCCCGAGGAACTGGTTGACCATGCCCTGGCGGAACACCTGGTTGGCCGAGGTCGCACCCTGGAACAACTGCTTGAAGTCCGGATCGGCGAAGAGCTGGCGTGCCGAAATCGGATCGAGGTAGCAGTTGTACACCCCGTCGATCTCCGGCACCGCGTTCAGCCGCAGCTTCGCCACCGCATCCAGCAGGTTGCTCATGGTCAGCGTGTCGGTCGGCGTCAGCGCGCTGGTGTTGTTGCGGCCGGACGGGCGCACGATGACGCTGGCGGTCGCCGCTTGCACCATGTTGCCCGCGGTCGCGTCGGCGACGGCCAGGTTGCCCGAGAAGGTCAGCACGCCGGAAATCCCGCCCGGCGCGGTGGACACGTTGGTGGTGTCCGGCGCCGCACCGACCAGCGTATAGACATTCGCCCCGACGGTGACGGTCAGCGTCGTGGTGCCGCCGACCGGCGTCTGCACGCCGTTGACGAACACGTACTGGAAGCCGCGGATGTCATCGACCGACATCGCCGGCCCGGCGCCCGAGATGGTGGTGCGCACGCGGGTGTTGCCGCCGAAATAGGCGTTGAACAGCGCGTTGCGCGCCAGCTCGTCGAGGCTGCGCGCCGCCTGCTCGCCGTTTATCGCGGCGTTCAGCAGGAACTGGCTGGCGATGCCCACACGGCTGGTCACCATGTTGAGGTCGGTGGTGGCGGCGTAGTGGTTGATGGTGATGGTGTACTGCTCGACGGTGAAGCTCTGCGGCGTCAGCCCGTTGTCGAGGTTGGTGTTGGTCGCCGGCGCCAGCGGCACCGTCACCGAGGGCTTCAGCCCGGCCCGCGTCTTGGTCAGCGTCTCGCCGATGCCGACGGCGAAATCCTCGCGGTCCGCGCAGTCGCGATAGCCGAGCTTCGATCGCAGCGCCTGCTCGAACTCGCGCTCGAGGAAGCCCTGCTGGATGATCGGCTGCAGCGCCGCCGGGAAATTCTGAATGCCCATCTGGGGTTCCTCGTAAGTGCTCAGTTCAGTGATCAGCGACGGCGCAGCATGTCCGCTCGCGCGGCACGCCATTCATCGACGCTCATTTCGGTCGCCAGCTTGGCCTTCGGCGGCTGCGACGGCGGCGGCGCCGCACGGCTCGAAGAGGATGCGCCGCCGAACAGCCACGGCTTGCGGCCCTTCAGCTCACTCATCAGCGCCGCCGCTCCGTCGACCTCGCCGGCCTCGTTCAGCTTCACCGAACTCAGATCGAGCAGCTTCAGCCCGTCGAGATCGACCATGCCGGCGCGCAGCGCCTCGGCCTTCAGCTCGGCGCGCACCAGGCGCGTGTGCGCCGCCTCGCTCGCCTCGCGCAGCTGGCGCTCCAGCGCTTCGGCGTGCGCGCGCAGTTCCTCCACGCTCCGCTCGACCGGCGGATCGGTTTCGGTCTCGGACATCACTCAGCAGTCTCCGTCTGGTCCTCGGCGATGCGCCTGAGCTCGGCCGGGACGTCCTCGATGTCGTAGGTGTCGGCGATCGCCTTGACCGCGCTCTCGCGGCTGATCTGTCCGGCGGCTGCGAGCGTGGACAGCGACTGCGCATCCATCTGCCGGTCGCTGGCGCTCGACGGGTACCAGCGCGGCCATTTCAGCGACAACCGCACGGTGTCATCGAGCGCTGACACCGGCTCGCCCATCACCCGCAGGCCGTAGCGACGGCTCGCCCGCAGCACCATGCGCGCGAGACCGAGCAGCGCGCCCTCGCCGTAGCTGATGCGCAGATTGTCGGCGAGCCAGATCAGCCCCTGGTTCATCAGCTCGAGCGCCCGGCCCGAGGCCGCCGCCGACAGCCGCGAGGCATCGGCGCGATTGCCGTGCACGCTCTCCAGCGCGAACTCGCGCAGGCAGCGCACGTATTCGATCACCGCGGCCGACGCCGTGCCGCCGATCTCCAGCAGCTTGGCGTCGCCCTTCTCGCTGACCACCAGCGCGTTGCCCGCACCCTTGACGATCTCGGCGTCCGAGGTCGCCGGTTCCTTGATCAGCAGGGTCGGGTCGGAGCTGTATTTCAGCCCGCGTCCGGCTTGGCTGAGCTGGTAGTCGATCTCGATGGATGTATCGATGGCGGCACGAAAGGTGCAGGCGCCGTCGACATCGTCGCCGCTGCTGCCGGGGCCGGGAAGGTTGCGCACCCACACCATCGGCACGAAGCCGAGGCCGTGGCGCACGGTGCGCGCCTCATCGACGACCGGCACCGCCAGACCGTCGCTCACCGGCCACGGGAGGAACCAGGTCTCCGCCGTCTCATCCCAGCGCCGCATGAACCAGTAGAGCAGGCCGGGGTCGTCGACGGCGTAGCCCTGCGCCGCCAGCACGCTGCCGGCGACCTTGTACTTCTCTGTCACCGAGGCCAGCGTGTCCGGCGCATCGGCGTGCCACGCCGGCGTCAGGAACGTCGTCTCCAGCACGCTGAAGAACACGCGCCCCGACAGCACGCGCATCAGGATGGCGACCGAGCCGACGGCACCGCGCAGCGCCGCGTCGGTCATCACCTCGTTGAGCCGCGTCTCCTTCGCCAAGTCGGCGAGCAGCCCGCGCATCGCACGGTCCGGGCAGTCGATGGTCGGGAAATGCCCCTCGCTGAACAGCAGCGCGACGCTGTCCTCCACCACCACGCGGCACAGCGCATAGCGCACGCTCGGCCGACGATTGCGCAGCGGAATGTATTCGCCGCCGGCGCCGCGCTCCTCGTGGAAGGAAAAGGGCAGCACGTCGTACAGCGTGCCGTTCAGCACCCGGCGCAGGATGTCCAGCCGCCGCGTGCGTTCCGGGTAATCCGGATCGCGCGGGATCAGGCCGCAGATCGTGTCGAACATGGGGTTCCCACCAAGGAAGAAAGGCCAGGGCTCTGCCCTGGACCCGCTGGGGTCAGCGGACCCCAGACCCCTTCACTTGGTCATGGGGTTTGGGGGCCGCTGCCCCCAATGGGGTCGAGGGGCAAAGCCCCTCGCCTTATCTTTGAAACAGGGGTACTTTCAGCTGCCGCGCCGGCGCCGCACCGCCGGTCAGCTCGGCGAACGCACGCGACAGCGCATCCACCTGGTCATCCTTCCGGCCATGCGGAAAATCGCGCAGCTCCTCGAGCAGCGCGCCGTTCCACGCGCCGCGCACG